GAAGCCGCGCTGGTTCGACCAATAACCTTCTTGCCAGCTCTCAGCATTGCCTGTGTCGGAAAGCCGTTCGATGACCTCCACATCAACGGTTTGGTTGTCACTGTAGCCGATGACCCTGACGATCCCGATTGTCTGACCACCCTTGTAGGTGACCCTGACAACAGCGGCGCCAGATGTATAGGATGTCATCTTGGCGCGATACCAGACCTGAAGATTGTCGTCCAGATCGTCGATAGTGGTGGTGAATGTCCCGGTATCGGCGAGGTTGCCCGTGGCTTTGACGCCGTTGGTACTGGCTTTCTTGAAGCCAAACTCCGGCCCGTCAAACGAACGCTCAATGGTTAGCGTGCCTGACCATGTGCCAGCCACGGTGAAGACGATACGCCGCTCGCTATCTGCGGTAATAGTGCCAGTGTCATTGATACCCGTCACCTTGACCGGATCGGTCACTGCATCCTTCGCGCCAAGCGCCCACTCGCCGCGCTGGCCGCTATGGGTGAGCTTGAACAGCGCTCCAACGTGGCTGGCGGTAAAGAACGGGATGTTGCTATCCATCGTCGTATTGCCGTAGAAATGGCTGACGGAGAGCTTGGCCGTTGAGGTCTGCCCGGTCAGGAATGGGCCGTTATCTGGGGCATATTCCACCGCAGACCAGGACCGCCCGGTCCCGCGGCGTTCAATCTTATAGGGCTGGATGCCCTCGCAATCGACATACATCACGTCGGCGGATTGATCATAGCGGATATCGCCAAGATTGGCCGCCTCCCAAGGAGTGATAACCTCGACCGTGCCGCTATCACCAATCGCAACCGAGCTAACGATGCGGTCAACATCCTTGCTATTTTGCAGGAGTACCCAGAAATTGCCTTCTGGCGTAAAGGCCAGATTGTGATACCCTGTACCGAGTGAGGTTTCCGAGATGTAATCGTCATCGCCGCTCGTGGAGCCGACACGCAGGATAACCGGCCCGCGGTCCACATTGATGCTCAATGAATGCTCGGTTCCCGTGTCGCTGACGATAACGCGCTTGGCCGCTTTAGCGATCGCTCCGATGGACTTGGCATTCAGTACGAGTCCCGCATCCGTGAATTGAGCCTGGTTTGTGGATGTTGCCGCCGTTGCGGGGGGGAACAGTTCGATTTCATCAACGATAACCTCGATGTCGCCGTTCAATGCGACGACGTAAAGTCGCCAGTGCCGCCAAGGGCCTGGCGTTCCCGTGTCCGTGATCGAGTAGGTTCGCTTCTCACTGACAGACCAGCCGGTTTCGCTTGACCGTTCGTCTTCAAGGATCCATTTGCCGGTATCGTTGGCATAGGTTCCGGTGTCGAAATTGGAGCCGATCAAGCGCCAATGCGTCGGCTGGTTATCCAGCCCGCCCGCGATCGGCCGCGCGCGCAGAGAATACGATCCAACGGTCTTGCTGTTGCCACTACCGAAATCGATATTCAGCCAGGCCGGGACACCAGCAGCCTTACCCCAATAGGTGGCATTGCTGTCATTTGCGGCGGCCCAGGCTGGGTTGGCGGCATCCGCGGCAGATGCGGTGATAGTCACCCCGCTCGTAGTTGCCGCCGTCATGGTCGGAATGAGATCGCTGGCCACACCCGTTGCTGCTGCGCCGCCCGTGGAAATGTTGGACCAGCCCGTATCGTCAAGACTGACTGTGGTATTGACCGGAGGACGGCCCAACAAAGCCAGTTCGTGCGCATTGTCGCTGAGCCAGATGCGCATCATGCCGCCAGTAAGCTCGACCAGCGCAACATCGTCCGTCGCGGCGACGAACTCCAGCCATTCCGCGCCGGTATCGCGCAGGCTTGAGCCGAAATATTTCGTTCCAGGACGAAGCCGCAAGCTTCCTTGTGTCGCCGGGATGAAATTGTTACAAACTTCAGCGGACAGCCTGGTGCGATCGATGTCAACGCGGGCGAGCGCTTTTGGTGACAGCAACCCCCGGTTGAAACTTAGGAAGGGTATAGACTGGCGTGGCAATGCTCTATCCTCAGCCGGTCAGATTGCTGCGCGAGCCACGGTCGCCATGGGCCATGCGCCCGCCGCGCGATAGGGTCCAACGGCCAGGCGGAGCGAATTTGGTTGGCTCATCCATAGCGTCTTGGTTCAACGCCCGGCGCCGCGCCTTGTCGCGAAGGGCAACAGTGCGTTCCAGCAGGGAAGCGTTCTGCGTCAGCCGCATGCAGACGCGGGCCGCAAGCTCCAGCTCGACAAAGCGCGAGAACAGCGGTGACCAGCGGCTCAATTCAAGCCCCATGCCCGTATCGTCGGACACATAGCGGACATAGATCGGCGACACGTCCGCCGACCAAAAATCCATGTCGTCATAATATTGCAGAAGCGGCATCGAAAAGCGTTCGTCGGCTGACACGCTGATGGTGCGCAGCCAATCGCTGGGCTTGGCGAACACTTCGGTATAGCCAAACTCCGGGGTGACGCCCGTATCCGCTTCTGCCATAATGGTTTCCATGGCAAAATTCCAGGAACCAACGGAGAGGCATTCCTCGACCACTTGACCATAGATCACGACAAGTTCGCGGGCAGCCTCGACCTCTTCGCCGGTATCGACAACGCGGCGATGGCCGAGTTCCATTAAGGCGCCGTTGAAAAGTCCCAATTTCGTGGCCATGGAAGGTTCCTCTCAGCCGGGGCGATGGATTAGGCGGCGGCTTTGGCAGGTTTCGGCGCAACCAACACCTTGCCGGTCTTGAGATCGACAGGGCACATTTCGCCGGTTTCCGGGTTGGTGGCCGGGCCGATGCAGGTCAGATTGAGGCCGCAGGGGTTGCTCATATTGTCGTAAACCACGCCGTCAATATTGAGCATGCCGAAGAAGTTGGGCGAGTGAACGAAGATGGTTGAGCCGAGCTTTTCCTTGCGTTCGCCCAGCGCGTCGCGCGCCACCTTGGCGGAGGGGCTTGACCAGGCGGTCGGGTTCATCACATCATCCCAGGTCCAGTCGGCAGCAGCGGTGATGTGGAGAATTTCATATTCGTGACCCGTGTAGAAGAAGCCACTGGCATGGAAGCGCTTCGGCTGCACTTCGCGGAGGGCTTCGCCTTTGGGGGTGGCAGATTTGGCGGCCTTGGGGGCTGCAACTTGAGACATGTTGAGTTCCTTGGTTTCTGGGAAAGATACGAGGCGGAAGCGGCCCCGCGAAGGACCGCTCCCTTTCTGCTTTTACGAAGTGTCGCCGACCAAGGTGCCACCACCGACGGACCCTTGGGTTGCCCCGGTGTCCTGAACAGGCTGGAAGCCTGCACCGTAAACCATACGGTTGGTGTAGCCGTTGTTAGCGTGGATGAAGATCAGATCCCCGCTATCGACGCCCATATCGCCAGCCACAGTGAAGTAGCCGTTGACATCTTGAACGTCGGCGATCGAGCCGGTGTCCCAGTAGTTCCAGACCTTGTGGCCGGTAATGCCCTGGGCAATCAGCGCGAGCTGGTTTTTAACGAACGTACTCATTTCGCACCTCCTTAAATGTTAGAGGCGTCGTGCAGAACCTGCACAATGCCATCCTGCTGGAGGAGTTTGGCGCCGGTAAAGGACGATGCGCGAGCATAGGAATAATCCTGCTCGTCATTATACCCAACCGCCGTGCTCAGGCCTTCGTCATCGTCGAAAGCGCTACCCATCGCATCGCGATGGAAGAAATAGCACTTCTCCGAAGCCGTGCCCTTGCCGGTCAACTTGTGATGCGTGATCCAGTTGAACCCCGCCCAACGGCGAACACGGCGGGACGGGCCGGAAAGCGGCTTGCTGTCCACGTAGTCGGCGCTGGTGAACTCGGGAATCTGCTCCAGATACCCAATGAAGGCGTCGGAGACGACGGCCCACATTTTGTCCACATCCTCCAGCTCGACCTCGTTCTCACCGAGAGTGGTCTTCGCCTTCTGGACAAGCGACAGCGAAGCCGTCGCCGTGGCACCAACATTGTTCGTCGCCGTGTCGAGCTGAGCAATGATGTCAGCGTCAATACGGCGATTGAGAACCTTCTTGGTGGTGGACTGCATCAGAGCGCGCTGGTCACCCTGAGACGCAAAGATATTAAATCTGGTCTTACGCACCAGATCGTGCCACTCTGTGAGAGTGGCAGTCGGCTGGCTCATATCGTCGGCGCGAGCCGGGATAAGGCCGTTAATGCCGCGAGTTACCGCGGCGGCGTCGCCGGAACCAGCAACGAGGAACGTTGCCTGGTTGCCTTTCATAACTGCTTCAGTTACAGTGCACTGGCGCAACCAAGAGGTTCCCTCTTCGAAGGCTGCAACCAGTTCATTTCTGTACTGAATTTGGAACGCTGACTCTGCCATTTTAGGCATCTCCTAATTCAGGTTGGGGATGCCGTCCGTTCCGGTTGTCTCTTTCCGATCTCGCATCGGGGTTGTCCCGCCCCAAGGGGCAGGCTCCCTAGCGCATCCTAGAGCTCTTCACTTGACGGTGGTGGGGCTTTACTTTTGCCTGATTTGGCTCCGCAATGCGGGTTGTCCAACCTTTGGCAAAGGTAGGTTACCGGGC